TTCCCACAATTTCTCTTTTATTGCGAACTTACTAAACAAACCAACTTCTGTTCCAAATGCTTCTATTTCCCAAGGCTGAACCCAATAATCCATACTATCAGAATCAACCTTCTTTCCTTTCCAACGAGTTAATGTTTCGTTGGTTTCATTATAAGCATATTGCTTAATGTGTGTCATTTCGTGTGCCAAGGTTTTTAATATCTCAGCTGCACCAATTCCAGGATGAAGTTCAATTTGAAACTCTCTCGCCTTACGACTTTCATTGTACTCTAAAATTTCAGCGTAACCATAGGCCTCAATCTTAGGATTAAATCTAATCCGTAGATAGATATTTTCTCTTAACTTTGGTGATATAAGTTGTTCAGCATAAAATACAGCAGCTCGTTTTACATACGGCCTGAAGTGCTTTTTATCGGGACAACCAACTATACTTAGCTGCATTTGGGGCCTCTCTCCTTAGTAAATTGACCCAATACAAAGCTATTTAGGAACCAAACTCTTTTCACCAGGTGAAATCACAATACTACTTTAGATACCATTATAACACACTTCTCCAAGAAAGTCAAGCCGTCTGTCTACTACCATTCACCATTATCAAACCATAAACGAATTGTAACAGGCAACAATTCAATCACCAAAGCATCTTGTTCCCAAGCTTCATTCGACTTGTTATAATTAAAACTAATTCTCCAATGAAATGGATTTAATTTAAAAGTAATATTACAACCAGAGTACATTAGCCAATCAATCATTATATTCCTAACTGAGATTTAATATATTTGTCTTTCAACATATCTGGTATGTTTAGATATGGTTCTTCTAATATAAATGGACAAGGAGCTCCCCACTTGTTTTCATTTAAAAAACATCTTAATAAGTTTATGTGGTACTTATTTTTTGGATCAAACAAATATTTTGGATTACCCAATATTTGTAATTGAAGTAATTTACTCATTTCACATACTCCAAATTATCTTTACGCATATAATGAATTACTTGATTTTCAGTTTGACTTGAACTCTTAACAACAGGAATGAAAGTTATGCCATCAATTTCATTGGTTGCCCAATTTGAATATGTGTAATAAATGTCTTGGTTTGTTTTTGAACGAACTTTTTTGAGAATGGCTTTACCACCAGTTGTGGTGGCAATATAACCAGGTCGAGAAGGTTTAGTTTTGTTCCAGTTTTTCATAATATAATTGTAACACAAAAGAAGGGGGCTGTCAAGAGCCCCCTATATTACCTACCGTTTGGGTAGTTCAATTGTTCCCATTCCTCATCGGATACAGGCCACCAATTACTCATCTTTTGATTTTACAGTAATTTTCTTTACCGCATCTTGAACCTTTACCATGTTCTCCAACCAAACTTTAAGCATACCATTTGTAATTTCGGCATCTTTAATTTCTACCTTGTCGGCAAGAGTAAAAGCACGATTGAAATTACGGTTAGCAATACCTTTGTAGAGATAGTTATCATCATCAGAACTATCAACTACAGCACCTTTGATTACCAGTTTGTTACCTTCTAAAGTAACTTCAATGTCGGTCTTAGCAAAGCCAGCAACTGCCATTTCAATGACATACTTGTTTTCTTTTACTTGTTTGATATTGTATGGAGGATAACCGGGTGATGCTTTGGCTACTGTTTCTGAGATATCACGGATTTGGTCCAATACATCCTCGAAACCAACCGAGAAAGGATCCAAAGATTTGGATAGTGAAGCCCATTGTGGGAATAATAGATTTGTGCTTGTCATAGATTTCTCCTTAATTAAGCGAGTTAGTCAATAAAACTGTGGCCTCAAATGAGCACCACACCATAAGTATACTATTATTTATACGACTTGTCAATAGTCCTGTGTTTTTTTACCAATATTATATTTTGGTACTAATTGCCAGTCATCCTTTTCTTTATGGGAAAGAATCTTAATCTGACTGAGGAATATAGGTGGTGGGTTTTCAATCTGTTGTTTTCGGACAACAGTTACCAGACCCCAATCCTCTAACAACTTTACTATGGCATTCCTACGAGATAAGTCGTTTTCGGTAATGTCGGTTGGTTTACCATCTAAGGCAAACAACTCTTTAAAGTGGACAATGTAGTATTGACCTCTTTTATGTAGTATATGACACGATTGGAATAAGGTTTGGTCTTTCTTTGAAGCCACTCCAATGCGTGTAAGGGTTTCACGGACTTTGAGGAAATCATCATTCTCATTCAAAGTCACTTCAACTAAATCAGTAATGTTAATCATACTCCGCCTTTATCTGTTCTTCTTTTTATTTCAGCGATTTGGTCATCATTAAGAATTCGTAAAGCTTCTTTAGCCTTCTGGTTAGAGTAACCGAAGTAGGTCTTTACGCAATCTATGTTCTTATCGGTCTCTGATTTCTGCCACGGTTGAAATTTCCGTTTCATTGACCTGATGGTATTTAGAAGATATTGATATTGAAGGTCTTTTTCCAACTCTGGATGAAGGTTCATCTCGTTGGCATATAGGACACAATCCATATGATATGACAAAGCACGATTGACCACAAAGGGAGTATAGTCTTTTAGGTCGATATCGTCATGTATTACAGATTTTTTAGTTTGAAGTATTGAGGGTATAATCTCCTTGAATAGATCCGGCATTATTTAAACTCACAATCCACCATAATCTCTGTCAAACAAGCAATAAGATTAATCTCCGCATCGGCAACAAAAGCTGCCTGATATTGATACTTAGCAAGAATCAAAACCAATTGTGGAACAGATTGTGATTTCAACGATTCATATAAGTTGTCGTATAGTTTCCGAAAGATTCTGGCTGGGTCGTTATCGAGATTGTTTGTGACCCATTTTCTGGCAGAGGCAAAGTCTTTTTCTGCGAGGGCTCGAAGTAAATCAGCAAGTTGTATATCACTAACACTAGCAAGAATGCCTTTATCAATTGTACCAGAAATTGAGTATCGCTGAAGTTCATTAAGAATCCTACGATTATCTGGAAAGTGTTTTGTGATGACGGCTGCGACAACTTCTTTATCGTATGTAATGCCTTCTTGCGAAAGGATGTTTTCCACTCTTTTGAAAAGTTGTGCTGCCAGTTTTGGTTTAGAACCATTGATTTTAAAATCGATAACAGAACAACGAGAATGGATTGGATCGATGATCCTATTTTTGAAATTGCAAGTGAAGATGAATGAGCAATTTGATGCAAATTCTTCAATTGCTCCCCGTAATGCAGGCTGAGTTGAATTAGGATTAAGATAATCGGCCTCATCAATGATGACAACCTTTCTGCCACCCATAAGAGAAACTGATGAAGCATAGTTTTTAATTTTATTGCGAAGGACATCAATGCCAGACTCATCAGAGCCATTGATGATAATGTAATCGCAACCAACCTCATTACACAATGCTTTAGCAACTGTTGTTTTTCCAACACCAGCCGTACCAGATAAAAGAAGATTTGGTATTTCTTTTCTCTTAACGAACTCCTGAAAAGTTTCTTTGAGCGCATCTGGAAGAATACAATCTTCTATTCTAGCTGGTCGATACTTTTCGACCCATAATAAATGTTCCATTTCACATACTCCATAATATAATATATAACAAAAATACTACTCAATTTGTCCTTGCAGAACACCAACAACATCAATTTGTGATTCTTCCACAACAATGTTACCATTTGTTAATCCAACAACTGTTTTGCCTTTCATTTCACCGTCAGGTAAAACAAATACAACTACAACATATTTTGGATTAATGGCAACTTTTTGTTGATTGGTTGCATCAGTAAAATATACTAACATAATTATCCTTCAAATTTAGATTCTTTAGATTCGGTTGCAACCCAATATTGAATATCAACAGCTTTGTTTTTAAATGTTGCCAATCCTTTAGCAGAAATTTCAACATCATAACCACCGGGAATCATTTTAAGGTTGTCTGTCAAAAACACCATCTTAAATTTTTTGCCGTTGCCTTCGCCAACTTCAATAGAATTCGTATGTGATGAATCATCTTTGGCATTGAAAGTAGTCAAAGAAATTTTATCACCTTGTGATTCAACAGCAATATGAGGTGATTGAAGAATAGAGGCAATCTTCAACAAATCAGAGAAATCTTCTTTGGTGAGAGTGAAAGCAACATCAACCGATGGCAAAGATAATTCTTTGTCTGGTGCGGTCACAATCATTTCTTTTGCTGTCTTACGATACTTAGTGGATTTTTTAGTACCACTTTTGAAGATGACATTCTTATCATCAAATTCAATTTCAGTATTATCGAACATTGAATGTACCGACAAAAATTGATTCAAATCATATACACAAAAGTCTTGTGGAAATTCATCTTTCAGAGTGGCTTTGGCAAGAACAGTTTTGCCTGATGACATGGTGCGAATTGTATTGCCTTTTTTAAACTCAATGCCTTGGTTGATACTGGCAAAGTTTTTTAATACGGATAGTGTTTCACTGGTTAACTTCATTTGATTCTCCATTATGTAAAAGTCCTTTTATCATACTACATCCAAAATACATTGTCAAGTTATTCTTTGGAATACTTAACATCGTGTTCATATAAAAACATCAAACAACACATGGCGTGTGCCAAGTGATGTAATCCAGATTCGGTATCAAACTTCTCGCCTTCTTTCCAAGCCCATACATGGCGTTGTAAGGCATCAAAATATCTACGCTTTGAATCTGGTACTTTTTGCCAATTATCTCTTTCATACTTTTGAGCACCAAAAGTTAAAACTTCCGCAAGAGATTTTAATGCAAGTGGTGGAACCAGACCATATTCTAGTTTACCACCATCAAACTTACGACCCTTGGTTTCAAAGGAAGCATCTTCATAACCTGGATGATAAGGTGCTTCATCAACAAGCTTGTTCATTACATTTCTCCAACATAATTGGCAACAGCTGGCATATCTCCTTGGAAATGATAGGTACCAATGTGTGCTGTTCTCATCCACGGACATAACCAAATTGAACCACCCATTTTACGCCACATCTGACAGAACATATAATCTTCTGATAGGTAACGATCCGAGCCGCCACCAACAATACTATCTTTTGTATCAATGACTGTATCAAAGAAAGCATGAATATATCTTGTGCCATCAAAATTGGCTTGGCCAACATGGTCTGGCTTATAACGAATCATCGGGTATGCTTGTTCCATCTTAGCAAACACTTCACGCTTAATCATCATGAATCCAGTACCAATCTCCAGAACCTCTAACGGAGTTGTAACTGAGAATTGTGCCGTGCCTTTGACAGGATTAAACACATAATCACCAGTAACTTTTTCTAGTGTTTGTGCTTCAATATCAGGTTTTCTTTCTAGTGCTTTCTTGACTGATTTCCACTTAATTGCTTTCTTTGGATAAGGACCACCTGAAACTTCTTTGTCTAGTGCCAATAAAGCAATCACATCTTGTGGATTAAATGAAATATCCGAATCTAAAAATAGCATATGTGAACATTCTGAACGGTGAATGAATTCATCGACCAAATAGTTTCTTGCACGAGTAATTAATGATTCATTGAAAAGAAATGAAAATTTAATCTGAATGCCATATTGTATACACAGTCCTTGTAAATCTAAACAGGCTTTCATGTATAGGCCATGATTCATACCGCCATACATTGGTGTGGCGACAAATAGGCTTTTTGTTTGTAGTTCTTCTTTCTTAATTGAAATTTCCATTTGTTCTCCGAGAAATAAAAAAAAGGGGTAACCACTTTCGTGGAAACCCCTCACATCAAATCAGATTAAACTGATTGAACACGAACACCGTTAGCACGGCATTGTGCCTTGAAAGACTTGCTTGGTGTACCTAAACGATACACAGTCTGCACTTCGCCACCGATGTTTTTCTTGTTACCATAAACAGCATAACCTTCTTGGCGCAACTCAGAGATGCGAGCAGAAACATTGGTGATACCAAAACGGCGTTGAGCTTGTTTGGTTGTGAATGTGTTGTAGCCTTCTGTTTGTGTCAAGGCGTTCAACATTTTTTGTTTAGCTGATAATTTAGCCATTTTTAATACTCCATAGTAAAGTTAATAATAAAATCTCGTCAACATCTTCAACGAGTCCACATAGTATATCATTATGTATGTGTGTAAGTCAAGCATATTTGCGGTATACTTGTTAATGTATCATATATGTGCCATTAAAGCGGTTTATGTAACATATATGATACTTTATCTGCCAACTTGTGGCAAATATTTTGCCTTGGTATCTTCCCAAGACAAGTATATTAGGTCATCATAGAATAAAGAATCGTATGAAACGGTATTCTTTTTCTGTAATTGCCTAATACGACCCTTAGCATATTTTTGTTTCCAAATATTAGCAAGGGTTTCTTCACTGGTATCAAAAGACTTTACCAGTTCAGAATCGGTAATCTCCTTGCGGAGAAATTCAAAGGTATTATTATAGAGTGGACTAAAATAGATACCACGCTGATGTTCGGTACGAATCAATTCTTTTGGTATTTGCAATTTAGAATATGCAAAATTTAAAGACCGATTCTTATGGTCACGCTTAAGTGGAAGTCCTTGTGTATTCTTGGCTTCCCACCATTCAAAATATTTACGAGTATGATTTTCTTTAATCCAATCAAAGACTAATTTCTTGGTTGACCTAGATGGTTCGAAAGCCACAGAACCAGAAGAAAAACCCATAGGATTCCAATGTTCAAGGCCATCATACTGCGAGAGGCCTCCGGCTTTTGTTTTTCCATAGAGTGACGTTGTAGTAACGCCAACAAGAGTGTCTCCATATTGACGCTTCCAATCTTTTTGAACTGTATCAGATAAACACATTAAGGCAAGCAGTTTGCCTCCCATGTAATTAAAACCTAATGGTTGCAACGGAACGATGGTGGATCCAATTGCGGTGTGATTAATCATGTGTTGCTGTGTCTTAACATCTCTTGACCATCCGATTGCATTATCTCTCGGAGTCAAGTCCAGAAAGTCTGAGGAGATACAGATAACACCAAGATATTTTTTGGTAACTTCATCGGTAAGAATGTAAAATAGATTGCGACCAATGTTACTATTGTTCTTCATTGTTGAAGAAAATGTCCTAACGGCATTCCAAGTTTCGGCATCAGGACCATTTGAGAGAACCATTTTAGGTTTTAAATTTTCATAATCATCAGGTGATTGTGGTACCCAAAAGTTTGCTTTGACTTTATCAACTAGTTTCTTTTGCTCAGGATCCACCATTTGAACTTCAGTACCAAACAATGTGGATACTTCATGAACGGGATATCTTTCTTTTACTTCGCACCATTTTTGATATAAAGTATATTCACGAACATCCATTTGAGAAGCATATGTTAAATCCTTAATCAGGACTTCTTTCATATTATCTTCATCAATATGTTCAAACTTATCGGCAGAATTTTTTTCTTGCCAAGCTTGCCATTGTTTCTCAACGAATTCTATAGGTGTTGCCATTATTTTTTAATCTTACTCAAATTTTTCTGCATCTTCTTAACCATTTTAAAGAGTTTATCTCTTTTCTTCATGGCTACCTGAAATGCCAAAGGTTTAACACGACTAGTATACACTATTCCATTCATATGGTCAAGCTCATGGAGAAAACAACGAGCAGATATACCAACTAGTTTGGTATTTCTAATCTCTCCATTGAAGTCTTGGTATTCAACCATAATTTCTTTTGGTCTACTAATCTTCAATGAGAGTAAAGGATAAGAAAGGCATCCTTCATCCATCAATGCCATTTCATCCGATAAGGAAATAACTTTCGGATTAAAGAATGCCACATACTCATCACCAGCACCCATTACAAATACTCTATGTTTAAATCCACATTGGTTGGCAGATAAACCAATACCTTTATTTAATTTACAAGTTTCTACCAGTGTGGAAGCAAATTCATTTGTATTTACAGGCGGATTACTAAAATCAAATTCTGGTAAAACCTCATGTAGTGCTGGATGATTCTCTGGCACCAAGGTAAATGTTTTTACCTGTTGCATTAAAGGTTTGTTTTGTACCGCTGCTTCTGTATCAAATATAATTGTATCACTCATTTTTCAACCTGACTAAAATTATTTACTTTCTTAAATTTAATGACCGAACGGAACTTATCAAATAGTTGGTCGCCTTTGTGTGAGATAACAAACACATTAGTATCTGTTCCCATTTCATGAATCAACTTCAAGAATTCTTCTGTGCCTACTGTATCTAAACTAGAATCAAACACTTCATCTAAAATTAATAGATTGGTATTAGTGGAGTTTTTTAGTTTAGCAATCTGACGCCATGTAAACAACAAGGCCAGGTCAATACGCATCTTCTCACCTTCGGAGAAATTGGCATAACCAAATTCATCACGGTGTCTGCTCTTAATGGTTTCTTCAAAGTTTTCATTGATGTTGAAGTTAACAAAGAAGTCCATTGCACTTAAATACTTGTTAATCAACTTATTCATAATAGGTAAGTATTGACGAATAATCTTTGTTTTAATACCAGTATCTTTTAATAAAGCTCCGGCAAACTCATAGTATTGTTTTTCTGTGGACAGTTCTTCTTGTTTCTTAATCAATACACCAAGTTCTTCTCTGAGTTCTTTCAACTTGGCATTTTCATCTTCAAGACTATCTTTGTGACTGGTAAGTTCTTCTACTTCTCTTTGAAGTTTTGTAACAAACTTATTAATTGCCGATATTGTTGAATTGTGTTTGACCACTTCGTTGTTGTGTTCCGTGATGTGTTTAAGACCACTTTGAATTTGTTCGATTCGTTTGCTTGTTGTAGCAATTTGAGTATTGATATCTAATAAGGCTGTAGTGACCTCTGACTTTGTATTTGTGAGAGTAGAAACTTGTTCAGTTCGGAATTCTTCTTCGATTCCTTGTTTACAGGTTGGACAATCAGAATGTTCTTCATAGAACGATACCTCTTTATCAATCTTTTTGATTCTAGATTCTAGTTTAGACTCCAACTGTAATAGTTTGGAACTTTTCTTTTGAACCGACATTTGGTCGGCAATTTTACTCTGCAATACATTAATATGTTTTTGTATTAAATCAATATCTCTTTCTAAGGTAAAGATTTGGTCAACAGAATCGGCAATCTCTTTGCGTTTCTTGGTAATCTCCTCATCAGAACGGCTCTTATGTTCTTCAATACTCTGCTTCTGGAAGTTAATCTTCTCAGAGGTTAAATCCATTTCATATTTGTTTTTGGAAGAAATGTCTTTTATAATAGACATCTTCTCTTTGACAACACCATTCATGGAAGAGAAGATTTGAATGTCTAATAAGTCCTCAATGATTGCTCTGCGGTCTGCCGGTGATAATTGCATAAATGGAACAAACGAGGCCGAGCCAAGAATAACCACTTGAGTAAAGGATTTATAATTTAGTTTGAGAATGAACTTCTCTAAATGTTCTTGGTAATCTACCGCTTTTGCATCTTGATTAACGAGAACATCATTACAATAAATTTCAAATGTGTTTGGTTTAATA